GGTGTGCGCCTAGCGAAAGTATCCAAATGGATGAATCATAAAGATATAAAGATAACGTATGATCACTATTATGATATTATCGATACTGAGCGTGAAAATATAGCTAACAAGCTAGAAGAGAAGTGCCTTGAAATGATGATGTCACCCAATATTTGGGTGAACTAATACTTTTTCTTACGTCTTGATCTCTTCTTCTTCTTCTTGAGGTACTTGCCGCGTAAACCTTTTTTTGGCATTAGAATTCCTTATTTTACCAGTGTTCTACTAAGTTAAGTTTTGTGTTCCAGGTATGAGGAGCAATTTGTTTAGAAAAAAGACCGCCATCAGCTAGTCTAAACAAGCCATAATCGCCTTCAGAATCAACTATAGAACCATCAATAGTTAGAAGAAAAGGCAAATGACTTCCTAAACACTTATGAAAAAATTGAGAATATAAATCTGAGCCATCCACCATGGCACCATGACCAGCTCGCATGTTACTTTGAAATAAATCATCATCACTTACATAACTGAGGTTCATATTATACCTCCTTCTCCCATAAGTTCTAGATTGGTATGAGCCTTCATTTTCAATAGCAGAAGTAACTAAAACCCAAGGATTACTTTTTGCCCAGGCAGGAGATCCTAAATAAGAAGTATTGGCAAATGTACTGCCCCCGGAAGATGTGACAATTTTCGTTCCATCATAGTCTATATCAAATCCAAGATTTGCGTCTGGAGAATGTGGAAAATCAATCAGATCTCCCATCAAAACTGCTCCTATCTGAGGTGCTTGACTAAAATTTGAACCAGCTCCATCATCATCTTCGATTGTTATTCTTTTATATTGATTTGTTCCTGTAGTTCCAGGGTCAGTAAAAGATATTAGTGTCCAACCATTATTTGCTGGATCAATGTACCCAGCAGTAGAATCGGCTGCGGCATTTATTATTTTAGTATGATTACCTGTGGTTGTTACATTGGTGACAGTTGTGACTGTGACAGTGTCACCAGAACCCTCTGTCGTAATACTTTCACTAACAGTAATAGTGTTGTCATCTGGTGTTGATGCGATTGTGAATGTTCCATTATTAGATGTGCTACCCGACATTGTTATCACATTGCCAACAACGAAATCCGCAAAAGAATTGCCACTCGGAACAGCTACAGATTTTGTCCCTCCACCAACAAACGAAACATTCGTTCCCGTATAGGTGGCAAAGTCGGCATTATCAGAATATTCAAATTTAAAAACCGCATCTGCGTATTCAAAATTGTGTCCCAATATAGCTAGAAAACTGGTTTCTGCTACGGTATCCGAAGATGCCCCTGTGTCAATATTTATGCGAAAGGCTTGTGTGCCAACCGCTACTGTTATAAAGTTTGACGGTCTTAAATCAAACAAATCCTCCAATATTCCAGATGATGGCGTTACGGTTGCTGGTGACGTAGCATCGTCAGTTATTGTATAATTAGCGATAGTTCTCTGCCCGGTTGCCAGGTCAAAAGATAATCTGTCCATGTACGCCCTTGGTGTTAAAACTCTATTGTAAGTCATCTCAATTCACTTTCATGCATTTAATGGAACAGCCATGTGGGTTCTTTGCAATATCAGTTATTATGTAAAAATCGCTCGTACCTAAAGCAGTTCCATATATTTTTATTTTAGAATCCCAATTTGAAAAACCTATTATATCTGTGATTTCCAAATGATTGTATTTTGGCATAGCGCAATCAAAACTAATGATAGGATTTCTGTCTTTATAATGGGCCAAGTAAGCGTCCCTTAGATTATCCGCAGTTGTCCCGTCTAGAATACAGTCCGCATCAAGCTCTAATGTTAATGTATCGTTATATCCTGCTACCCCAGTAGCGTTTGATGTTGTGTCTGTGTCGGTTGTCGATTCCATCATTTTATCCCTTGCGTAATCCATCGCGTAATTTATAATAATTTTGTTCCTGACGTTATTTAAGGGTGTGCGGCTAATACCTTTTAGGTTTATATCATGGAAATTAACAGTTGCATCTGCCGCCCATGTATCGGTTGGCAGCAATAATGTCCTAATCTTGAATTTACCAGAGCCAGAAAACCATACAAAACTCATACATTGACGGCAAATCTTAGTTATTAAGTCCTTACTGTTAATAAACTTATACTGAGAAAAGGCGAATTTTATATCTGCGATAGCATCAGCAAACAATAAAGCAATATCTCCCTTTGTTGAATCTGTCTGCGCATTTCCAGCTTCATCAAATGTTTCAATATCAATATCGATCCCCGTTGTACTTGAATCTAAACCCAGCTCCCTCCTTAATATATCTTCGATCATATAAATCGGATTTTCTATCACGGCATTTTCGTTATAATTGGGACTTGGTGCATCTCCATTATTTGCGTCCCTATTATTTGTGCCACCAGCAATATCATCAATCCAGGCACCATACTCCCGACCTTTGCCGCTTATATAGACATAATCAGCAACGTCCGCTGACGTTACCGTGGTTGTTCTGGCAACCTTTTTAGTGAGATTAACACCTTCGTGTCCCTTTGCTTCTCTATAATGAATATTCCCGGCGGTTTGACTTGTCATAACTTCATAATAGTCGGTTACTTGTTTTTCAAAAGTCTGCGAAGGGGTGAATTTTATTTCCAATCCAGCTTGATATATTTCGAGAGTATGATTTGTAGATGTATCTGCCCCGGCGTTTAATTCTAAATGGATAATATCTTCAAGATTCCACTCTTCTTTTTCTGCGGTTGTGTATCCTGCGGAAAGGTCAACAGATTGACTTCCGGCTCCCGTACCCCATGTTAAATTTTGATAATTAGCAGAATTAATGCCGACCTTAAACGAATTTATATCGATCCCGGCACCTCCCGAGTCTGGCGTAAAGTCTTTATATAAAACGGTAAAATTCACGCTTGCTATAGTTCCCAAGTTCGGAGTTTTCGGCACTCTCCAATAGGCATCCACTTGATAACCCTTACTGCCCTGCGAAAGCAACGATCCTGAAGTTGTCACATCGCCATCAACGGTATTTCCAAAATTACTAACATCGCCATCGGTTGAATGGGTCGCTAATGGTATAAATACTCGCCAATCTACACCACTGAAATCGACCCTGTTAGGGGCAACAGCATCTGCATTACTTGCAACGCACTGTAAATAATAACCGTCTTTATACATATATACATTTTCATCGGTTAAATTGTCTACAGTGGCAGAATCAACCCGTGCATAGACTTGTGCGGCTGATACATTCCATTTATCGGTTATAATTGCAGGGAATTTTCCCTTTACAAAATGTTTGTCGTAATTACCCGAAGCTCCGTATGAATTAGCATTTGCTTCAACAGAACAATCTCCATAGAAGATCGGTAGCGGTTTGTTGATGTTTCCTTTTGGTGCGTTCGCATAGGTAGCTGCTGCCACTACGTTTTTAGGAATCTGATTATGGAAAGAAGTGCTATTATCAAGCAGATTAAATTTAATAGCTTTATAGTCGTAATCTATGTTGCCAGAAATGACCCCCTTACCGACCATCCTTGCCGCAGTATCAAAAGTTGAAAGACCATTAGTGTTTTGAAATAGTTCCCACTTTCTGTTGGCGAAGTTTTTTGCTGATAATAGATCGGAAAAACGGCCACCTTGAATACTGTTTTCAGCATTAATTAATGTGACCGACAAATTGCCAACAGATGTAGTAAAATTAAAGAAATCAAGCGATTGCTGATAATCTCCCCATGAAGAAACGAGTCCATGATATACATCAGTGCCATCTACTCTGTGGGCATCGCTTACCCCAATAAAATTTGATGCACTTGTATCGTCATTAAAATATAATTTTAAAACCCAAAATGGAACCGAATGGGCATTTTTTATACTACTGGATAATCCCGAATCAAAACTAAGCATTAAGAGCCCATAGAATTGGCCTTATTTAAGGCAGGAACTAGAGTATTACGAACATAATCATCTTGAACGATTCCACCGCTAATATTAATTGTTACTCCACCGCCCTGGGGGCCATTTATATTACTATCTGCAAGCGGAGTGACTTGCACATGCTCTGGACCGCTACCTTCACCAACCATCATCATCTGTGGCCCCGATGTAACGAAATCAGCACCATGTTTTGCACTACCCATTTCAGCGATTTGAGTTTGAATCTCTTTTACGTTTGCCATCCCTGCTGCGATCACAGAAGCACCAGTTAAAAATCCCAAAACACCACCCTGGGCAAATGCTTTATTTGCACCAGCAAATGTATCAATAATAGCCGATGCTTGGGACAGCCTTGCCGCTGTCATTGCGAATCCTTTATTTGTACCAGCCAACTTACCGAGGTTATCTAAAAGATCAGCACCAGCTTTTAATTCTGCTTGCTGAATAATGCTTCCAAGTTTAAATCTTTTCATTTTTAGAGCAGTTAGATCATTTTCCTGTTTTATAGTTTTTTCAAGACCAGCTTCTACTGTTGCGTCCATTATTAATTGTTGCTGCCGAATCTCTAAGTTTAAATCTTTTCTTTTTTTATACATTTCATGTTCTAAGGCTAAACTCTTAATAAATTTTTCAACATTTCTATTTGCGTCTACCCATACAAAGTTGCCTTTTTCATTTTCTTCACCAAGCAGTTTAAGCGTCTCAGTCTCTTCTTTAATTAGATCTATGGCTCTTTGTAATCCTGCCAAAACCTCTGGATCTGGCCTAAAATCTGCTTCTTTATTTGCTGCTGCTGCTGCTATTAATTGAGCTTCAGTTACGCCTAATGCGATAGTCCATTGCGCTAAAAAATCTGCCCCCGTATCAAGATTTTTGAAAAAATTCTGCATTGTTACTAAGTATCTAGAAATGCCTTCTGTGAAAAATAATTTAAGTCTTGTAGTAGCTTCTTTAGTTGGTAACGCAACTAAGCCCATTACTTCATTTAAGTCGCTTATTTTATTTTCTAATTGATCTATTTGTCCTAATGTAGTTGTAGCTAATTCTCTAGCTAGTCCCTTAAAATTCTTATCTAATTCATTAACTAAAAATGCAAATTCTTTTGTAGCACTAGCGGCTCTAGCCGATTTAAGAGCAGTTTTGTCTATCAATACACCGCTGCGAGAAAGGGCACCTACCTGGCCAGTGAACGCTTTACCTAACTGTAAGGCAATAGTGGTAAGGCCATCGCCACCGGTCCCTTGCGCTACCGCCATATCCAACATTCTTTCTGTTAGACTAGCAATAGCGTCTTCATTTAACTGGAACGTGGCCAGCATAGCCTGACCGGCTATGATCTGTTCATCGCCAAAGGTGGTAACTTCTTGTAGGGCGGCTGCAAGAGCAATAAGTTTGTCCGCACCATCCTTAGAAGCTGTAGAGACATTTCGTAGCGATGCTCTTAGTTTAGTCTCTGCTTCTATTTGTTTTCTGTATGCTTCAACAGTTTTGTTTATTGCTACGATTAAACCGCCAAATGCGAATGTTATCAGCAATAAATTATTACGTAGTGCAGAAAAAGAGCTTCTGAGTTTTGCAGTTGCACTCCTTGCTCTATTAGCATTATTTACAAAGGCTCTACTCTGCGTATTTAACTTGTTTAAATCTTTATGAGCGTCTGTAAAACCCTTAGTTCTAACCTCTATAATAAATCTATTTGCCATTGTGTATCTCTCTTTTTCTTATTTCACAAGCAGTAAGTTCTTCATTAATTGTTGAAAGGATGACTGAACGATTGTAGGTCATGTCATCCAGTGAGCTTGCTGGCGGTATATTTAGTCTTTTACAGGTAATGTACTCGTTAATGTGCATTAACGATTCTGAGTCGTAGAAGTATTTGGGATTAGCGAAATGGGGAATATTGTAGAATAGATTCTGCCCTGGAGTAAACTCACCTTTTTTATCTTCTGCGATCACTCTATCCACTTCTTTCCATATTTCAGCACTATCGTACATAATTTTCTTATGCTTTGTAGGACTCATTGCTTCATACGGAAAAGAATCGGTAGGTAATGGTGATTCACTCCAACCGAAATAACTATACCAGGTGTTTATGCGTACAGCTAAGTCTTTTTTTTACTAGGACCCTTATAATGCTGATATACGTCAGACAAGACCTCATCTATGTCATTGTCATCAAGATGGCTAAGTTCCTTTTCAGAATCCTTAAATGCGTATTCACGCACCCACTCAAGAATATCAAAGAACTTCTCCTGGCTTACATCACCATTAGCGGCAATAGTCTGAATTTCCAGGCGGTGCAGTTTCCTGCGGTCCGGGAATTTCATGTCACGGACGTTAAACTCGCCGTGAGCAGTCTTTATTTTCATGTATTTACGATATAGTTATACTAACAATGTTAGCAGAAACACCGGCTGCAAATGCTCTAAATGGGATTGTCTGCATCAAAAATGCACCACCATTATCTATTTCCGATGGTCCTTCTATCATTACGTCTGGCAAGTCTAAATTGAATCCAGAAGATTCGTCAATACTTAAATTTACTCCGGCACTACTGCCCTTCATCTGAGTTAATAAATCATATACTGAATCATCACGCTTTGCTGACAATGATCCTGTTACTTCCCATGGCCCTGTCTGTGCATAGCCAAATGGTAAATAGTTTGAATAGTCCTGGCTATGAATACGCTCTAAAGACCTGGACATAGTAACTTCCCAGGAATTAAGTAACAATGCTTCACTATTAAGCGTGGTAGCACTTTTACTAAAAATACTTTTTGGTGCCGCAGTGTCAGTGGCATCAGCGGCTACAGTGTTTGCTTCTTCTACTGGAGGGTACGCCGTCCAGAAACTCACATCACAAACCATCTGCCCACCTTCAGATCCTACATCTTCTTTTATTGTAACAGATTGGGCCAAACATCCTCTGGCTACTAAGTCATCCGCATTAGCATCAGAGCCAGCTCCAATAAAAATAACCGTGGCAGCATTACCGTAGGTTGTGCCATGTTTCATAATAGCAGAATTAGCAGTTCCATTTCCTATACCAAGGTTTGCATTTAGTTCTGCTGCACTAGCTCCATCGCCAAAGGCCCAAGTGCATGCTTTTAGCACTGCGGTTGGTGTTCCTTTAAAGCTCACATCGAATGTCCAGACATTCAGATCGCGGCGATGTCTACCTTGCGTTTCTAGTTGTGCTAATGTACCACTTCTTGGTGACGCTACTTCCAGAGCAGCGGAATCATTTGCTGGCAATGAAAAGGATATAACTGGCAGTGCTGTAAATGTGTCAGCGGCTACATGGGCCGTACCAAAAGCCTTATCGCCAGAACCAAATAATAGTGAAATACCCTGACTGCCTTGAAAATTAGTTTCAGCCATCTTTCTTTACTCCTTTAATCTTTTTATCGATACAGTCCAGATGTTTCGCTAAACTCTCAGGTGGACTGTCAATTTCTACTTCTTCACCGGCCAATAGCCTGTTATGCTTTACCGGTGAGTCAAAACTCTTGTAATTCTCGCTATCCTTTAGCTTCTTATAAGAATCTTTAGCTTTATATTTCATGCTATAATCTCCACGATTGTGCAAGCAAATGTTGCCAGTGCCCTTAATACGTCAGGATTGTCTGGATCACGTTCATAAGTAATGCTATCTACTGCTCCATCCTGGAACTTATATGTTCCCGATGGACTATAATTTTTATTATCATACAACAATCTTTTCAATCTTTCACTAACAGTAGAAACACGTTTAAAGTTATTCCTACCATAATTCCCACCAGAATTCAGTTCATAACTGATTAAGGTGGTATAGTTCCTCACCTGACCGCTGGCAAGTGACTGTTCCAGCTCATCTTCCTGTGGCACTATCAAAAAACTTTGATTACCTCTATGCTCATCAACATAGATGGGTACAGAAAATTCGTCAGCAATCAGTGTATTCAATGAATCAACAACCTGGTCAGCAATATTAGTATAGGTGATTGCCATCTCATATATCGTTAATTGGGTGACACTTCTGTGCTATTGCAGTTAAACTGCATTTCAGTTTGTAATATAGAATCTAATCTTGTATGCGTTATGGCAGATATACGGGCATTGTTCCAGTGATATATACTGGAAGGTGTGTAATCGATATTGTTATACATCAATCGCTTTACGCGCTCAGTAATTTCTGTAACCTGTTTAAGCGTATTTCTATTATATGTTCCACCGCTATCTAACTGATACTGAATCATAACTGAATATTCTCGATCCTGACCGAACATATAGGGTGCAATGATTGCATCATCGCCTGGGATAAGAAGGAAGCTCTGGTTTCCCTTGTGGGAATCCATGTAGATCGGTATATGGAATTCGTCGGCCAGGATCGCAAAGATGCTATCAACAATTCTATCATATATTACGTTTTCGTAGACACTTTCAGCGATATTCCAAGTTTCTTGCTCTTTTTCCCATAATTTGGTGTTTAATCCCCAACTAAAAAGATCGCGATCTATTACTGTGGCCATTATCTATAAATCTGTGCTGACTTAACACTTCCTATTGGAAGATCAGATGATTGAAAAATTATTGACCAGGAATCTGAGGCGGTGTATAACCCTTCAGAAAACCTTATTTTTGCACCGTAAGCGAGAGTCTGATAGCTGCCGTCTACTTGTTGTGCTGATAACACTGTATTCATGCCAATACCACTGTCATTTTTGGTCTTTACTGTATAATAAACTGGACTTGTAGTGCCAGCAGCGAAAGTACCGCCAGTGGAAATAGATACGCGTACGTCATCCCAGTCTACACCGGGCGGTCCAATGAGTTTCACATCCTCGATGACACCGGTAGTGTTTGCATTAACACTCACATCCTGTATTACACCGCCTTCTGTTCTCCAGGAAGTCTCATTCCAGAGA